CTCATCCTTGAAGTGGTATGCCTCATGGAATTCACTCCACTCCTCGTCAATCAGTGCTTTCTGTACACCTTTAACTTCATGTCCACTCGTCATCAGAGAGTAGGCTGAGCGGAATTGCTCCGCCTGATCCAGTAACGTCAGATGATTCAAGTAAGGTATTGTCGAGTTCATTTTGTAAGTAGTGGATTGCTTTCTTTAGGTCTTGTTCTTTGCTGTCTTTATGACCAGCACGAACGATGTACTTGATTGCACAACCAAGGTGGTAATTTAATTCCCAGTCTCTGATTGCATCCCAGCATTCAATTGATCCTCGGGTGTAGTAGGCGGGTGAAAAGTGGGCCATTGTTGTACTAAGTTGCTAACGGTGTTACACAGACAAAAGTTTTGATGTTGAAGAGCCATCAATAAAGTGATGATGTCATCCTTATTTGCAGACGGCAGGAGGTCTTCAAGCCGTCTCAGTTTGAAGCTCTGCTCTAACGTCAGCTCCACTACTGGCATCGGTGGGAGTCCAGTGAATGATTTCTCGTTTGGTTGAATCATATTCTTTGTTCGTTAAAATCTTGGCAAGACGTGCATTAGTCAAGGCATCCTCTTCAGTCATATCCTTGTCAACAAAAGCTTTGACAACTGTGTCCCAGTTGTAGCCTTCTTGTTCAAACAAAGTGACAGCTCGTTTGATACCAATACCTGGTACTCCGCTGTAACCATCTGTCTGATCACCAGCCAGTGTTTGGATTAGATGCCAGCGTCTACCCTCTTCAGGGTCGATAGTGACTGTCTCTTTCATGTCATATAACATGCCAGGAATCTGGCGCATGTCTTTGTCAGGAGAGACGATGATGTTGCCTGGGTTAGCTGTTGCATAAATACCCATCGCATCATCAGCTTCCAGTGTTGGCATACGGATCACGCCATACTGTTCAGATAGTTCTGATATGACACGTCGATAGCCACATGGCTTCTTACGATTTCGATGTCCCTTGTAACTCGGCAGAATTTTTTTCCGAAAATTAATGGAGTCACTAAAGAACAATAGAAGTTCTGGTACGTCCCACATAAAGTGACTTTTGATCTTAGTCAGGTCACGTTGAACATTGGACATTGCCTCACTGAATTTACTTACAACCATGATGACATCGTCACCCCAGTCGATATCTACTTCAGCACCAGCACAGGACTTATAGACAATGTAGTCTGCATCAATTAATAGTTTCATCAATGCACCTCTGCCCAGTTGTCTCCGATCTTTGCTTCTGCTGTGATTGGGACTTTGAGTTTGTAATATTCGCCAGCCTCTGCACTGCTAAGTACCAAGGATGTTGAAAGGTCAGTTGCGTGCTCGGGGTTGCACTCGAATTGTATTTCGTCATGTATGAAGGCGAGCTGTGATGCACACAGCCCTAGTTGTTTAATGTTGTGTTGATTGATAAGCATCCAACGCTTCGCAACGCACCCTGCTCCTGACTGGAGCCTGTAGTTGAGTGCTTTGTGTGGACTATCTACAAGGATGGATCGACCGTCTATCGATTTAATACGACCCGACGAAGCCTCCTCTTTTGTTGCCTTAAGAAGTTCCGCAAGTCCATCAATAGCCGATACAAACGCTTCTCTGATCTCCTTACCTTTGGATTTAGCAGCGCGATCATTTAAGGAAGAGTCAAAGGATTGACCGATTTTGATGTCGCCGGCTCCATAGAGAAACGCAAATTGGACGGTTTTACATTCTCTCCGAGAGATTCCAATCTTGTCTGCGTTGACTTGATGGATGTCTCCGTTGAGGAGAATGTCCGCATAGCGTCCCCCATCGTATTTAAAGAGGCTATGTGCGAGCATCCTAAGCTCGATGCCGCTAAGATCGGCACCCACCATAACTTGACCAGGGGATGCTTTAAAAAGTTTTCTGTAGTCATGTTCACTAGGTACTTGAGATAAATTTGGCTTTCTGTGGCTTGCTCTATGAGTATTAGTAGCAACAGAACAGTGGTGATGTACTCGATTAGCAGTCGTAGCAAGCTTCAGCCATGCGTTCGTGCCTTCCGAGATCATCCCCAATTTCTTCGTAATATCGAGACACTTCAGAAAGTCCTCGGCAAGCGTAATCCCATCTGAAGCAGCTTCTTTCAGAGTCACTTCGTCTACTATCGGCTTCATAGTAGGAGTCAGAGTCTTCGGATTCCAACCATGAAATGTTTGCAGGATCCATGAAATATGATCTCGTGATGTAGTAGAGGTTTCTTTTAATTTAGTGAATGAACATTGTTCAATTTCAGTAGGTTCGCCGCAATGCTCATGTGTTTCGGTTACACCGGTCCCTTTGACATAGCCAGCCGGTCCGTTATTTCGCTTAGGAGTAAATCGTGATCCTGCAACGAAAGGATGCCTGTGGCGTAGTACTGCAATAGTTTGCTCAAGCTCTTTTCTGAGAGATGATGCAAGTTTCCATGCAGCGATTGTGTCAAAGTACCATCCATGTATTTCTTGTTGAGTAAGGATTTTTGCTACTTCGTGTTCAAGTAAGACCCATTCAGGTAGCTGTGGAAGTGGTCGCATAATTTGGTGGTTACTTTTACATCTTGTATGCAGTAGTCCTGCATTTCTTGTGACCAGTTTTTCCAGTCAGAGTCTTTACCAAATGATCCCTTGTATTCTTTTAGTCTGTATCCATAGCTTTCAAGACTATGTCTACCCCACATGTGGGATGGCATTTGATCAAACCTACCTTTGTACTTACCTTTATGTTCTGGACCACGATCAATATCTAATAAATTAGTGTGATACAAACGTGAAAGAAGTAGTGTGTCTACAACCAAGGCGGTGGGCTTGAACCACGGATAGATCTTCTGAAGTACAGGTATGTCGTAGCCGAGGACATTATGGCCGCAGATAACTTCGGCATCTTCAAGTACTTGTACACCGCGACTAATCGGTTCAACATTACCTTGGTCGTTATAACAAAGGGTTTGATCAGTCTCTGAGTCGTAGATGACAAGACAGTGAATACAGGTAACATCATTGAATAAACCGTCACTTTCTAGGTCGAATACCAGCATTGTGCCATTGATATGTTTTATCTACGAACTGAGCACGTTTAACAGCTTCAGTTGTAGGAGGATTAGGCTTCAAAAGGATTGCCTGGGTCGAAGTCTTTTTCGATGGGTGATTCATTAAATTTACAAGTATTGAGGTCGTAATTCAGTTGACATGCTTCGCCAACTTCACCTGAATAGCGATTTTTAAGGACTCGCACTGTCGTAGCATTTCGTTCAGATCCGCTCTGCTGGTCGCGTTCCAATCCAATGACGCAATCTGACAATTGGCCCACGCTTCTGGATCCTCTAAGTGAGCGCAACTGGACCCTTCCTCCTTCTTCATGTGATTGTCCATTAGGCGGTGTTGTTGTGTGACATACAAGAAATAAAGCGATACCAGTTCTTTCAACTAGCGATCTAAGTTTTGTCATTGTGCGATCAATCATGACCCTCTCGTTGTCATTCTCAAGACCACTTAAAAGGATTGACAAGTGATCAAGAAAGATAACCTTTGTATCTAAGCCAGCCGCTAAATATTCAATACGGTTGTAGATATGGTCAGGGTCATAGCTACCGAACCCATCAAATAGATGTAAGTTCCATTTAGCTATGGTTTCATCAAAGATCTCGGTCAGCTCGCTTCGTTGTTGCTCTCCGAGGTGTAAAGGTCGATTGCTGGCGACTGACATAAGTCCGAGAGATGTATGACGCATGGATTCTTCAAGTGCCAAGTAACCGACCCGTTCTCCTTTAGTAAGAAGGTCAGTTGCGATTGCACGACAGAAGGAGCTTTTTCCGATTCCAGACCCCGCAGTAATTGTGACAAGCTCCCCATACCTGATCCCGTGTAACTTTCCTTGTAATCCTTGAAATGGGTAGTCATGATCAGACGGTGGTGATGGTGTAGTGATTAAGTCAAGGAGTGTCTTTGCATCGACAATCCCATCTGGTTGATATTGAAGGTGGTCGTAATTACATACAGCTCTTACAGCTTCTGAGTCTCCAGCCTGTAATGCTTCTGAGGCATCCTTGTAATCCTCTAGAAAGCCGATGAATACCTTGCCAGGTGGTAGTACACCAGCAGCGTCTTTAGCAGCCTTCTGGCCTGCCTCATCGTTGTCAAAGAACAGAACGATCTTGCTGTAATAGTTGATCCATTCGTAGTTATTTTTAATGGCTTTCTTGGCAGCAGCAGCTCCGTTCGGAATGGAGACCACGTCCCAATTTGGTTGACACTCCCAGATGGACATACAATCCATTTCGCCTTCGCAAATAACAAGCTTCTTATCTTTTTTGGTTGTCTTGTGGCGATAGTTCTGCATCCCAAACAGGGACTTGACTTCACCTTCACAACGAAACTCTTTATCTTTTGTTCTTACTTTTGCTCCGACAACTTTTCCACTGCTGTCGAAATAATAGTGGCGTAAGACCTCTCCATCTTTGTAGGTTTTGAAGTGTTCGCATGTTTTTTGTGAGATTCCTCTCGATTGCAGCCGTCCGGCTGAACCTCGTAGTTGTACATCTTGCACGTGTTTGGTGAGTGTGGATTGGGTGTTGTCGCCATACGTTCTTGTATGACATCTAAAACAAAAGGTGTGGCCGTCGGAATACAAACTGTTTGCATCTGATGAACCACACACTGGACATGGAATATGTTCTATGAACTCATTCTCTACATGAACCATTCGATTGGTATTGTTGTGAATGAAGTCCAAGGTATGCCTAACTTCTCGCAGTATTGTGCATACGTTGTCTTAGACTTCTTAGATATAGTGTTATAAGGTGCTTGAAATATCATCCGTAAATCTAATTCAGGATGTTGCTGCACAATATTCTTGATTTTTCGTCTGTCGTTACTGTCCCAATAGCCTTTGCACTCCAGCAGTATCCCGCTAGGCAGTACAAAATCAGGAGTGTAATTGTGCATAATTGTATAAGGTACCTTAGTAGACTCATACTCATACTTCACTCCTAACTCGACCATTAGATCAGCAACCTTTTCTTCAAGGCCAGATCTAAATGCCATTAACTATCAAGTGACTTTTCAATAATCTGTTCTACGATTTCTGAGACTGCACGTCGCATATCATATTTCAGACTATTTTCGTCTGCTTTAAATCGGGTTACTGTAATTACTGGTAGGTCAACAGTAAGATTTGCTTCATACAGTCCAAGGTCTGTATTCAATTCTACGTTGTAAGTAAAAGTCATAGTTCTTAGAAATCAAGATCGTCTTCTTCAGAAGGAGGTGCTACTACAGAAGGTTCGTTTGCTTTATAACCTTTCGTTGTACCAAAGACACCAGCGATATCTTCAATAGAATCACCGATATCAATACCAGCCTTAGTTGACAACGAGACAACCTGAATACCTTGCAGCTTCAAGCTTGTACCATAAGTAACCTTATCTTGTAAGACATACGGCTTTTGATAGAAAGCTACCTTTACTGTTGATCCTGAATAGATTGGTGTATCGGTATCTACAATTGGCGAGCCTTCAGTATCGACAACACCTGGCTTATTCTCTTCCTTCCAGGCAAACTTAAGGATGTACTTACCTTCAGCTACTTCTTCCCAAGGTTCAAGTTTAAGCAAACCTCGTTTAGGATTAGACAGCTTAGATTCAGCCCACTTCAATAGTTCTGGCCTTTCTTTTTCAAGCTGATCAACAATTGATTGATCAACAAGTGCTCTGAGGTTATAACCTCCAAATTTACCTGGCTGCATTACTGCTTGGAACCCTTCGAGAACGACAGGGTTAGGTGTAACAATTGTATTTCTAGCCATTAACAAAAAAAATAGGTGGAATAAATCACTGACTCCGGCTTAAGAGTGCCAATGATTGGTGGTTCAGTCTCTGCTCCGATTTGTTGAGCAAAGGATGTTAAGTAATCTTGTTCAGCAAACAAGTGCATGTATGTTTCACGCACGATGTCTGACAAAACAGACATGTCAGTAGCACGACAAAGAACTGAGTCATGTATAAGTGCTATTGGAGCAGAGAATCTAAGTGCTGATAGATGCAATAATGATGCATCAAGTGAATGAATTAGATTAGGACTAGTTGCATTCTTATGATGCTGTTTGTCTACCTTGTCACTATCTCCTACCGCTACTTTAATCTTGCAGTCACCAAGTAATTGAAGCTTAAGTGTTTGACACTCAGACTTCATTAGTTTCTGTACGACAACAAAACCAGACGGTGTACACCAGTTAAGGTGGTCACAGCCTCGGTCAATAGCCTTTGCTACTTCTGATTCAATCCATGCCATTACTTTCATGGGACCAGGCACAATGACATTCATTGCATCCCTTACTGCTTTGACAGTTGCAGTTAGATCCTCTTTATCAACTTCAACACCTTTCTCAATCAAGGCTTCACGTATGTAACCACGATTTGAAAAGGGTTTTGCATTGTATGGAACAGTCATAACTGTCCTCTTTGTAGTCTTCCTATCCATGTATGGTTTGATACACTCAGGCACATTTGGTTTAGCTTCTTCAGCTATTACCTTGTATGCATCTTGAGGTTCATCACTAGGTAATACATTGACAAGCTTTGCTGTACTTGCATCCCTAGCTAAACCAGACAGGATTTGTAAACCACTACATGTAGCGTCTACAGCAACTGGAAGATTCGTATAATTTCTATCACAACTAATACAAGTATGGAAGTATTCCTCACAACTAGCTAAGAAAAGCCATGGCTCATCTGCTTTCTCCCAATCACACAAGTTACCAATTGGATCGGTAGCTACACGTGTGATGAGATCTAAGTTGTTGACCACCCAATCTTGTCTTTCTTTCATCGTGTCTTTCGAGCCACCATATGTTGTTGCACATTGGAAGGCTAACCATCCTTGTGCATCAGGTGTCATGAATGACTGCTCATGAAACTTAAGTAATGACTTACCAAAGTCTGTATCTTGAGGTGTAAGAAAGGCAGGAATTGGATACGCTCTTCCGCGATAGTCCAGGCTCCAAGGATTGAAGAACTTCTCTTTATCTTTGAATACCTTGACAGCATTCATGGTCATTCGTGTACGACATGACCGCTTGAATTGTTGTGCGTTGTAGTTGTATGCCTCAGCAGCAGCACGACGATAAGACATCTCAGAGTCTCTGTTGTCGTCTATGTCGGCTGGTTTAGGTGGCATTGGCATCTCACATACAGGGATGAACTTACCGACCTCATAACGTCGTTCCATTAATGTCTCAGCGACATCAACGACGAACTTGTTGAGAGTGAATGCGACCTTCTGAATACGATTCAAAAAGGCAATTGGTGTTTCTCCCTGTATACGGGTCCTATCGCCCCGACGCACCATTGGATAGCCGCGCATGACCTCATTCAAGAGGTATCCACCTTGACGTTCATTGCTCCAATCATTTGGCTCGATCAGCATCGGCCATGCAATTGGGCTGAACAATTCAGCAGTAGCCATTACCTCATCCTTGATCTTCAAGAACTCAGGTGAAGGGATGATGTATTGAGGTGTCTTGTTTCCTTGCCTCCTCACGTCACGTAGAAACCAACCGCTCTCTTCGCAGATGCAATCAATCAACCACGTACCGAGGATGACTCTGTTGGCACGTCCCCAACATTTCCAATGGTTTACGTCATGACGATTCATCAGTGTGGTGATGACCTTGACTTTCTGCTGTGTACCGATTGCTCTGTGGAAATAGTTTTCCTTCAGGGTGTGTAGCAATCCAGGTACATGCTTCTCGTAATGACGCATCATGCACTCGTTCTCAATTGCTTGACCTATTGCATCAGTGATGTTTGGTACAAGTGATGCTGACTTCTTATGGCTGAACACTTTGTCAAAAGTGATCTTGCAAGCAATGGCCGCGGCACCTTCAGGTTCAAGATCAGCTAAGTGTTGCTTGATCTCTTTGAATGCATAGCCGGTTTTACCTTCTTTTATCCTGCGGTTAGTGTTTTCAATACGTGTGACCACAAGAGGCAGAAGCTGCTCAATAGAAGTAACCCCGTAGACAGTTGCAGAGGCATAGCTTTTTTCTTGAAGTTTGTAAGTGTTGTCGTGTAGTCGTTTGAGTCCTTGTCGTATCTGCTCTCGCTCAAGATCAACTTGAGCTTGTATTTCTGCCTTTGTTGCCAAGTAATAACGCGATGAGTGTGGACTTTTTCAACGCACGAACGAATTCGCACGATATTTACCGTAGTGGAACTAAATCCTCATTAAAAAACCAGGGTGTTACCCCTGGCATTTGCACTCACGTACGGTTTTGTACTGTGCTCCCTCAAACGTGCGTGTCTACCAATTCCACCACATCCGCAGGGATCTCAGCGATTCAGCTGGAGTGGAAGACCAGTTCAGGTCCTTGAAAAGGGTAGCAAAGAGGGTCTGACGACACGCCTAGACAGCCAATGGCTGCATATCGTGCGGAGTCATGAAGCTCACTCTCTTGGAGAAGTCAGCCATGATTTCTTGTTTCTTCTTACCGACTGCTGCGATGTAGCGCTTGGTTGTAACCATTGATGAGTGACCAGCTAATTCGCTGATGTACTCAGTTGGATAACCAGCTTCTGCCATTGCAGTACAGAACGTATGTCGTACTTGTTTGTACGCATAGCGTCGGTTCTCAGGCATACATGCGTCCCTGTTTTGTTCGTATGGATAACGAACACAGTGACGTGTCTGCCAATCTTCACCAAAGACTTTTGCTGATTGCGGGTTATCCCTGCAACGTTCATGCAGAACAGGTAGTAAGGGTTCCATGATTGGAATCCATACAGCCTTTCGACCTTTGGTTACAAAGTCAGTACGACCACCGACATAAATTCGATTCTTATCGAAGTCAATGTCTCGTACCTTCAGACGCAGAAGTTCGTTTTGGCGTGTGCCAGTCATGGCAGCACCTAACAATAAATCTGCTAGATCATCCCGATAATAAACATGTCGTGCATGTGTAATCATCGTATGCATCTCTTGCATGGTGAAGAAATCCACTTGGAATTCATCTTCACGCAAGCGCAATGATCTTGGTTGAAACTTTGGTGGATGTGCTACTTGCTCAGTTGCATGACAGAAACTTAAAACGGTATGTACCGCTGAAAGTATCTTGTTCCAAGTCGAAGCTCTATGATTGAGTTCCTTCTTAGAACGTGCTCGTAGTGCAAGCATGATGGATTGGTCGATCTTATCCACAGGGAATGATCTTCCGTACATGTTGATGAAGTGCGTGCAATTAACGATGGCTGCCTTTCGGCCTCCAACCTCATTGCCATCCTCATCGAACCGTTCCATCCAGTTCGGCTGGTTCTCCAACGTGTAGTTCATACACTGGGAGAACGTCTTTAACTTACCCATAAAGGATTTGTTTAAGTTGACAGTTAAGTGCCTCTCCCTGTGGTGTCAGTTTGAGGAACTTGAGTCGTCCGTCACGTTCAGGATCTGAATACTTTTTGATTAGTCCTAAACCTTGACGACGTTTGCCATCCTCATCACGAAGACGATGAATCTTGGCTAAGCAGTCCGTGTTACGGGATGCAGAAGCCTCGGTAAAGCCGAGACCACCTTCCTCGATAGGTTTGACAAGATCTGATTTCGGACAGTCGTTATGACTGGCTACGTACAAGAACGTAGCAATCAGTTGAGCAGGCATTTCTCTCTCCCATTCGCGTAATACATTCATTACGGCAAGTAGTTTGAGAGTCTGTCTGTCGGTGACAAAACCGTCGAAGTTAGCGGGGTTCACGTCTCCGTAAAAAGGGTGCTTCTAACTCTATCAGAAACTTACCCAAGTGTAACGATACACCTGTACTATTTCTCCAGATTGACCAAAAACTGATGTCGTCAATGCCGATGTAGAGGTCGGGAAGCTTAAACATCAAGTCTTAAGGTGATGAGTGTGGATTGACATCAAGGTGTTGTTCGTTGCGGATTTGTGCTTGCAGAACATAGGCTTTACTACCTACTGGGTAGGTGCCATTCATTAGCATCTGTCGCACTTGGTTATCCGATAAAACCAGTTTGCGGAAATCCTCAGTTATCACTCCGTACACATACTCAGAAACGGTTACACCCTTAAGCGCACATACACTTTTGAGTAAGGCGTGGCACTCAGAAGCCATGTTGAAATTAACTCGCTTCAAGATGCTCACTGAGAATAATCTTAAACTTTATTAGCTTAAGGAATAGTTGAGGTAATTATTGTTACATAACAGCCTTGATTACTTTATGTGTCATCATCTAGTAATTGCTCGGTCATAAGCTGTAGAAGCTCGTCCTTGTGTTCATGCATCTCGATCTCGTCAATGAGCGTCGTCAAAAGAAAGTTAAATGTCGTCTGATTCATCGGTCTTGTGTGGGTGTGCGTAGTAGATCTCGTCATGAGTACAAACAATGAACTCATAATTTCTTTTTCCCATTAGGGATTCAATACGTGCTTCGGCTGCGTGCTGGCGCTTGTACACGTATTCTTTGACCTTGAGAGTCTTGAGATGTGTCGTGCGAATAATGCAAAACACATCAGCAGGTATCTCCCAACAAGCTATCTTCCATTGCATGATTTCCATAAAGGAAACAGTGTCAAATAGCTCCGCAGGTGCGGCCTTGTATCTCTTCCAATTGTTTGGGAAGTACGGTGCTTTACCACTCATCGGCTAGTCTCACGTTGATTAGTTTGCAGTTTCTGTCCTCGGACAACTCCAACGCATGAAAGGCTGCGGACATGGAATCGGTGGCAAGAATGTAAATATCCTCGGCACTAGACAACGTCACCAAGTACTCCTTGAGACGTGGTTTGGTTAGATCAATTGGGTTCAGATCTGTTGTCATCTGTGGCCTTGGTTCCTTTGTAATATGTATGCGTGAGTTTGTTTGCACGTTGATAGATAGTCGCAGTGGCAAACAGTCCGACCATGCCAATGACGGCAAGGATGATTGTTGATTCAGTTGGCATTAGGAAAGAACTCAAGATTTAAATCTGGAACGTTGAGAATCAGGCGAGTATCTGTATTTAATACTGCGTCCCTGTATTCTGGATTCTCTTGATATTCTTTCCAGTTGTCATAGTCACCACTATCAGACAACATTTGACGGATACGTTTGAAATGGTGATCGTATTCTGTGTCGGTCATGTCAAGTAGAAACAAAGCTTTTCCTATCCAATAGATGAACAATGTTGATTAGTTGCGTCCTTGTGATTAGACGCTTCTTGTAGTCACTCAATGCAACACATTGCAGCTCCTTGATCTGCTCTTGTGTCATGTACGACCTTGGAATGGTGAGTGTGAAAGAATCTGGGGATGTTGAGTCCCTTAAGTAAGGACACACCGAGATGATGCGTCCCTGCTTGAGAGATTCAGTAGTCAAATTCCATGCGGTAGTCAACATATGCGTGCGGGTATCGCACTTCTGAGTAGTAATCAAAAGCCCTCATCATGGCGTCCTTGTCATTAACAAAGAAGCCCAATGATTGCTCTTCTCCGTCATCAAGTAGACGGAATATTTGGTAGGTAACTGTCATTCGCAATCCCCATCATTAATAAACTGAAGTGAGTCGTAAACAATATGCATTAAGTCATGACAGTGAGCATCATTTAGGTCGTCATAGACCCAATTGATTGATAATGACTCATTGTCATCTAAAAAGAATTCACTCATAGTGGTAGTGCGTCCTTGTAAAAGACCCCG